CTTTATCTTAGCCATTTTTTTTTTGTTTTTCCTAATAAAAGAGGGAACTAAGAAATACCCTAATAATGGCTAACGAGTATCTCTTAATTCCCAAACTGTTCTTATGATCTGTAGCCACTCAAATCATCTTTACATTATATAGAACATTTTGGGATGAAAAATTATTCCTTCTTCGTACTAATTATTTTTCCAAAACTAATTTATTAGCCATTTTTATAACGAGTCAGATGTACTTTACTGTTAAAAGCTATTTTCCAAAGTCTTTCTATAAATTCGCTACATTCGTTAGTTTTAGGAAATCTTGTTTTATTCGTATAGCAATTAGTTTGACTTAAAGATTCTTGCAAGATGTAAAGGGCTTTATAATAGTCTTCTTTTTTATAAACTTGTCCTTCTACAACTATAGTTTGAAAAGTTTTTAATACAACAACAACTTTAGGCGAGTATTTTTTAAAAAACTCTTTGTTCAATTCTGTTGCTTCATTAAGTCTATCTAAGTTTATTACCATTTTTTACTCCTTCTGTTATTAGTCTTCTATTGGTTCACAGTCTGCAACTAAACCCAAAGCATACTGTTTAACTTTGTCCTTTATTTTGTTTTTACATTGTACAATTGCTTCAATAATATACTTTTGTTCTTTTTTATCAACCAAAGATAAAGCTTGTTCAAAATTACCTAATACCCCGCTAAACCCAAAATAGTTTTTAGACTGTCCTGTTGTATTGCTTTTTAAAACACTATCGTCAATGTCATAATAATACTCATTTTCAACATAATCCCAAATTGTTTCATCATCTTCAGTTAAGTCTTCTTCTTTTAGATACGCTTTAAAAGCTTTTGTACTAATGTCTTTATTGTCTACAATAGCCGATACAATAGATTCAGCCATCAATTCAACTTTTGCTTCTGTTTCTAAGGTTTCTTTAGTTTTTTTCATGTTTTGTCCTTTATGTTTTTGTTAAGTTTTGTCTCTTTTTGTTCCTTGTTATAGCTATTATTACACACAAAAAACAAAAAGTAAAGCAAATAATTAAAAAATATGTTGTTGTTTTTACAGGTTTTTTTACTTTTTGATGACTAACAATGACTAACTATTACTTTTTATGACTAGTTATGAACAGTTATGATTGACTATGATGACTTATGCCCCTAATAATATAATAAAGTAATAATGTAATAAAATAATAAGTAATAAGTATAATAAGTATTATTCTTTTTATCAAACTTTTTCTTAAAAAACAACTTAATTGACTTTTATAAAAAAAGACTAATAAAAAAGTCAGGCTATTTAAACCTGACTTAAGCAACAAAAAGTTAAGTTTTTAATGTTTAATTGTACTAGTTAACTGATAACAAACTTCTTTTTTCCAACCTATAAGTTTATTTCCTGAATAAAGTTGATGAACATTCGAAGCTATTTCTGTATAGTTTTTAAAGTTACTTTTATTAAACTTCAAGTTTGTTTTATTAGTTTCATTGTCAGTATAAAGATAGGTACTTTTAGTTATTATAAAAGTCACAGGTTCATTTTCAAATCCCTTAGACTTTAGTTCAATGTAGTTTATCAAAAGACTTTTCATTTTATTTTCCTTTTTTTTAATAAGTTGATTCATTTCAACCTACTTTCTGTCATTATTATGTCGTAACAACAACAGAAAGTAAAGCTGAAACTTTGTTTGAGCTAAATTATTAGTCTTCGATTAAATGAGCGTACAAACAAATAAGTTCTGGATTGTCATCTGAATCATATTGTTCGATGTCACCTAAAGTCAACTTATTTTCTGTTAAAAAGTCTTGTAGCTCTTTTAAAGTTGATTCTTCTTCGGACTTAAGATCTTCCGAATCAACAATCTGATACAAAAATGTTGCGCCTAAATAAGTCTTGCCATTTTTGTCTGTAGCCCATTCATGAGTCACAAAGTCAGAAAAAATAAGTTTAGTGTCTTTTGGAAACTTAGTCATATCGATTAAGTTTTGTTTTACTACATTATCAGCTGCAGCTGCTTGTACACACTTCATTACTAACTCCTTCGGTTCGTGTGTTTAGTTTTGTTTCAGACTTTTTTCTGAAACAGCTTTATTATGGCGTGACAATTTAGGTTCGTAAAGCTGAAACTTAAAAAGTCACACTATAATTTGTTGTCAATCGATTAGTATTCTTGTTACAAATGTTAGAACGATTATGCTTCAATAAAAAGTTGGTCTACGAAATAGCCTACTTTTTTATTGTTCATAATTATGTTTTCACAGTTTTGAATCGGATAAAGTGCAATATAATTAGCTAACTTTTTATCGAATTCTTCTGTTTTGTTTGTATCGAAACGCTTGTCATTAAACTTATGTTTTGGGTCAATAAGCAAATAACTAACGCGTAATACTTCGGGTTGATCAGTTTGTTTTTGTTGTTGAGTCTTAATAAAAAACTCGCGAACTTCGTAGTTTTTGTTTGTCTGTTTCATTTTTAACTCCTGTTTTCGAAACAATCGTAGTATAGCGTGACAGTAGGCCTTCGTAAAGCTAAAACTTTAAAAAAATTTCCTAATAGTTTATTTACACGCGTGTACATATAATAAATTAGTTGAAACAGGCTCAATTTTTCTTTTTTGTTGTGTTCTATTAATCAAAGCAATAAGGATAACAATCAATGAAACATTACCCAATTGTTGTTGATGGCGTCAAATACATAAGTACTGCTGATCTTGTTAAAAAACTGAATCTGAATGTAAAAAGCAATGTGTTATACGCTCGTTGTACAAAAAACAAAAAACAGTTTACATCCGACGAATTAACAGAAACAGTCAAACGCCTAACTGAACACGCTAAGCCTTCAATTTGTAGGGAACATGAAGATGGGGTTAATTTAGGCGATCTTTTGTATGGGGCTATTAGTACAGAAGATAATTTTGTATACATTGAAGACTTTTTAGCCGGTATTCCAATAAAGGGTATGCCTGAAAGTTGTTTTGTTGAGTATCTTACGAGTCATTACAATAAAACGAAACCTTATTTGCCTGATACATTGACTTTGGATTATTTGCTTGAAATACTCGATTATTACTTTAAAGGTCAACCTCATCCAGATTTAATCGATTCAACAGTAAATGGTAAAAAAAGATTTGTTGCTGGTAAACCTTTAAACGAATATGCTAAAGAATACGGTCTTAATTACAATTTGGTTTATACAACTTATTGGGATACTAAAGACTTAAACAATCCAGAAGAAAGATTTATTCAGACTTTGGAAGAAAAACGAAAGCAATTAGTACAAAGAAGGAATAATTCGAAAAAATAAACAGTTCTTATTAACAAATGTGATGAAGGAGTTATTACATGAAACTTTCAAAATACTTACAAGAAAAAATCTCAGCAGTTACAGATTCGATTGGTCCTAAAGGTAAATTAACAGCATATGATAATGGTATTGATACTGTTATTACTAAAGACGGTGTATCTATTGCTGATTTTACTTTAGAAAACTTAGATCCAAAACAAGAAACAGATAATTCAGTATTTAAACTAATCAGACAAGCAGCTAAGAAAACTGTATCTGAATCCGGAGATAATACTTCTTCTACTTTTTTACTTACTAAAACCATCTTAGAAAATTGTGATACTAAAGACATAGCTAAAATACAAGAAATAACAAGTGAAATTCAGTCCCAGATAAACATTAGCAAGAAAAGAGTAAAGTCATTAAGGGAATTACAAAACATTGCTCGTGTGGCTTCTAATGATGATAGAGAGATATACTTTACGGTCGCTAATTTAGTATGGGATAACAAAGAAGATGGTCATTACATTGTAGAAGATCAGTATGAAAAGGGTATTGTAGTAGAAAAGATTACAGGTTTTTATGTAGATTGTGGTATGACTGATCCATTTTTTGTTAATCAAACTAATGGTACTTGTAAGTTTACTAATCCTGCATTTTTAGTAGGTGATCAAATTACTATTAGTGAATTATCATTAGCCGCAACTAAAGCTAAACAAGAAGATAAAGCATTAGTAGTTATTGGTAGTTTGAGTGAAGATAGTATTAACGCAATGAAAACAAACCAATTAAAACAATACGGTGAATATTGCCACATTGATACGACATACTATCCTAACAATAAAAAGATTAGTTTATTAAATGATTTAAGAGAAGTAGTAGAAGCAATTAAAGAAGATAAGAAAGTAGTATTTACAGCTTATAAAGGTTATTCAGTAATTGAATACGATCATAACAACAAAAAGCTTAAAGAATATACCAAAAAAGTACAAAAATCAGATACAGAACGCTATGCAAGATTTAATAGTAAAGTGTGTAAGATTAAAGTAGGAAGTGATTCTACAGCTGGTTTAAGAGCAAAGAGAGATGCTTTAGAAGATACGATTCTTTCTTGTATTAATGCTTTGAAAGTTGGGTATTTACCAGGAGGAGGAGCATTTTTACATGATTATGCTAAACAATTACCAAGAAAATACAAACGCATATACAACTGTGTATACGATCAAATAGGTGTAAAAGAAATACCAGAATGGGTTATCGATAGTGCTCAGGCTGTTACTTCTTTTGTTAAAAACAGTGCAGAAGTTGCTTGTTTGATTCTAAATACAAAGCATTTTATTAGTAAGAGAAATAAACATGAGTAATACAATTTTCCGAGAACCATTTAAAGTCAAAAGTGCATTTACAGGTGAAGAAAGATTAATAACAAGTCAACAAGAATTAGATCAGTATTTAGAAGATAGCAATCAAAGACAAGTACAAGATACATATGAAGAGTTAGAAAGAAAAGATAAGGCGCTAAAAGAAAGACAAGATAAAGAAGAGTTTGAAAAGGCTAAGTTAGATGTAAGAAGAATAAAACACGAATCTCATCACTTAGCCTTAGAAAGTAAAAAAAGAGTATACACAAAAGATCTTCGGAATCTTAGAGGAATTAAAAGAAATGAATGTATAGAAAGGATAGTAAAAGATGATCTCAATAAACCCGTGTAAAGACATACTGATTATTAAGGAACACAAGAGAGATGATGCTTTTGATGTTTCTGAATTGTATGAAGCCGAAGTAATTAAAGTAGGTCCAGAAGTAACTATTTGTGAACCTGGTGATACTATTTACTTCTATCAAAAGAATAACCGACAAATAGATAACATTTATTCTTTCATTTTTGCTGAAGATGTGTTGTTTATTAAAGATACTAAGAAGGAGAAGAAATAATGCCAGATAACTTAGATTTAGACGAATGGGAAAAATACACTTTCGAAAATCGTGATCAACAAAGATACGGCTTACCTCATCGTATTATCTTTCGTATTTATTATGATCCTGTAGAAAGTCTTAAACGCCATGAACACTTATATCATTTAATCCCAATGATGGAAATTAACAATGGTGAAATAAATACACAGCCTTTAAAGCCTTTTCACAGACAGTTTTATAGAAAGACTATTGAAGAACACAACAGACAATTTGGTAATGTTAACTTTGATCGTTTATTTACTGTAGACGAATTATCTCACATTTCTGCTTTTAAAGATACATTAGCAGAAAGAGATCGTGGTATTCGTCCGGGCTTTCCAGAAGACATTACTTTTGAAGAAGAACAAATGATTTATAACATCATCATGAATGTATCAAAGACAGATGTTATACGCTTGTTTGGTATTGAAGAAGTTAAACCTGAACTATCTGCAACTGAAAAGAAAGATCAGGAAATTGCTTCTTTACAAAGTCAAGTATCACGATTAACAGAATTAGTAAGTAAATTATTAGATAGTAAAAAAGATGAGTAATACTACTATTGCTGTTTATGATGAACCGGAACAATGGCCTGAGTTATTAGCTGTATTGAGAGAGAAAATAACTCCTTCGCCTACAGAATGTGATGAATTAATTACTAATGTAGAAGATCCAATTAAGTATGTTGCAGGTATTACTTATAAACACTATCCATACTTAACAATAGATCATGTAATTCTCGATAAATCAGTTGTAACCAGGTCATTTATAACAGCAGTATTAGATTATTGTTTTACCAAAAATGAAGTAATTAGGTCTTTTGTTAAGAGTAGTAATACAAAATCAGTTAAGTTTATGAATCAATTAGGTTTTGTAAATGAAGGTAAATACAGAAGATACTTTAGTGATGGTAGCGATTTTCTTATTTTTTCTATGGTGAAGTACGAATGGAATGTAAATAAACACAGAAGATTAAATTAATGAGAACAGTAATACAAGAGTTAATAGATGCTAAAGTAATAACCTTAGAAGATTTAGACAGAACTAAGGTTAAAATTGCTGCTATTGATGAAGCATTCTCAAATGAAAGTCCTGTAAAAAGAATCTTATTGTATGGTGGTTCTCGTTCTAGTAAAACTTTTAGAATAGTACAAAAGATAGTAGCCAGAGCTCTTCTTTATCCAGGTTCACGCCATTTAATTTTTCGTGATACTTATAATGCTGTTAGAATGGCTATAGGTGCAGATACATTACCAAAAGTATTACAGATTAAATTTCCTGAATTGTATAAGACATTTCATAAGGATTATAACAAATCAGATAACATTTATAGATTACCTAATGGATCTGAAATACAATTAGCTGGTATTGGTAATGAAGAAGAAGTAGAAAGATTGTTAGGTCGTGAATATGTTACAATCTTTGGTGATGAAGCGAGTGAATTAAACTACTTATCTATTTTGAAGCTTCGTACTCGTTTAGCTCAAAAAGTATTGCATTATAAAATTAAGGATAAAGTATGTAAGTTATTAGAAATACTTGCATTAAACCCTACTAACAAAAATCATTTTACTTTCAAAGAACACTTCTTACTTGAAAACCCATTAGATAAAACAGTTAAATTACCTGCTGAAGAAATGTTTAAAGAGCAGCTTAATCCTATTGATAACATAGATAACTTACCGGATGATTATATAAGAGGATTGATGAGATTACCAAGAATGGAACAAGAACGATTCTTATTTGGTAATTATGGCTCAGAAATACGCGGATCTATCTTCTGTGGTGAGTTAAATAAAGTAAGAGATCACATCGGTGTTTATCCTTACAATCCTATGTTTGAAGTATTTGCTGCTTATGACATTGGACATTATGATCAAACTTCTATTGTTGTATTTCAGTATTACAATAAAAAATGGCGTATAATCAATCACATAGAAAAAGCAATGGAATCTTGGCCTTATTATAGTAATTGGATGAAGAACTTAGAGTATCCTATTAAGCGTATTATCTTTCCACACGATGGTAATAATACAGACTGGAGCAATGGTATAACAAGAAGAGCTCAAGCAGAACACGATGGTTTTGAAGTATGGATAGCGCCAAGATTAAGACAGAATGAACAAATTGACATAGCTAGACAACATGTTAAAGATTGTTATTTTAATAAAGATACAACAGAACGCTTAATTGAATGTTTGGAACAGTCTACTTATGATTATGATGAAAAAACTTCTTTATATAAGTCTGAGAAGTTAAAACACGATGAATTTTCACATACTACATCCTCTTTTATTTACATGATTACAGGTACATTGAATAACATAGAATCAGAACGCTATGAAACTGAAGAAGAGAAGAACAAGAGATTGCAGCGTGAAGCAGATAAAGCTGTAGCTAATGCAATTGAACATGACTTAGAAGAAATATTTGATCCAGGCTTCGATTTAACTAAAGTACGGAGGGATGATTAATGACATTTGTTAAAGCTAGTAAAGGTAAAACAAGTAATAACAATGATAAAGTTATGACTCCTTTTGACATAGCTAAAGAGTTAACTGATCTTTTACCAATAAACCCTACAGATACTTGCTTAGATCCTTTTATGGGTACTGGTGCTTTCTATAATAACCTTCCAATAAATAAAGATTGGTGTGAGATAGATAAAGGATTGGACTTTTTTAATTATACCAAAAAAGTTGATTGGATAGTTAGTAATCCTCCTTATAGTATTTTAGATAGTGTATTGGATCATAGTTTTACTTTAGCTAATAATGTTGTTTATCTTATTCCACTATCAAAAGCATTTAGCAGTATGGGAAGGATTAGAAAGTGGATTAAGTATGGGAACATTAAGAAAGTTTGGATTTTATCTGCTTGTAGATGTGGTTTTCCTTTTGGCTTTCCTGCTGCTTTTGTTTGGTGGGAAAAGGGCTACAAAGGATCTACAGAGATAATTGAATACAAATAGGACAAAAAAATGACAGAATGGAACACAACAACTAGAGCAGTTTATCGTAGATCTAAGCATTGGAAGAATAGAGTCTCACAAGTTAAAAAGAGAGACAAAGTTTGTAGAATATGTGGATCCAAGCGTTCTTTGTGTGTTCATCATAATAATCCTAATGAAGAATATGATTGTGATAGTATTGATGGATTGCTTTTGTTATGTAGAAGTTGCCATTTGCATATAATGCATCATAACCTACCACAAATAATTAGAGATGCTGTTAATAAAGTTATTGAAGGAACAGACAATGACTAATGAACAAAAACCTTTAACTAACAAAGAAGCTAAAAAATTAGTAAAAGAACTTCAGATTAAGAAGTATACAGATAATCCTTTGGCTTTATCTGAATTTGCTGATGAAGTTTATTATGAAATGTTGGCTAGAATAAGAAATAACATGGACTGCTTAGACTTAGAAACATTAGCAGCTGTTATGACACAAATCGGGAACTTCTCTAACAAAAGAAGAGAATTGATTGTTAAATACATGGGTGAAGCTAATTTAAAGCGAATACTAGATCAAAGAGAGAAAGAAAATCCGTTTAAAGATCCAGTTAAATTAGTTTCAGACTCAGATAAGAATGTATAAGATGTATGTAGATGATGCAGAATTTTTAGCAGAATTGATTTTATCACAAAAAGAACCAACAGAGAGATTAGGACAATTCTTACAGCTAATAGCTCAAATTGCAGTTGCTAAAACATGCCCAAACTATAAGCCCAGAGAAGATTTAATACAAGATACATTACTTGAATTATTAAGAATGTATAAAAACTATGATCTTGCTTACAAAAAGCCTTATTTATTCTTTGAAATACATGCTAAAAGATTTATAAGATGTACTACAGTAAGACAATTAAAAAAAGATAAGCTTAGAAAGTTCTTTGAGTATTCTGTTGATTTAAATGATGGTAAATGGATGACAGAAGAAGACATAGAAGATTACAATACCAATTATGTTAAGTATAAAGAAAGATTAAAGAGAGGAAAGAAAACGAAGTCATAGTCTCATCTGCATAACTAATAATAAAAGAAAGTATTGATTAAAGGTAGATTATATGGCTACGAGTTATGAAACAAGTACAACTGCTACTCCAAGAAAACAGAAAATCAGAGGCGTTGTAAGAAATTCTACAGATAGAGAATGGCTAAATGTTAATCCAGTACCAGATAAAGGTGAATTAGTCTATGTTACTGATACTAATACACTTAAAGTTGGTGATGGTTTAACACACTATGCTGATTTACCTTCTATTTCAGGCGGTGGATCAGGTACAAGTGATTATACTCAATTAAGTAATAAACCATCTATTAATGATGTTACTTTAGTTGGTAATGTTTCTGCTGCTGATTTAGGATTTGCAAATGTAGCAACTAGTGGGGATTATAATGATCTAACAAATACTCCTACTTTGGCTAATGTTGCTACTACAGGAGATTATAACGATTTAATTAATCTTCCTACTTTAGGTACAATGGCTGCAGAAAGTGCAAGTGATTATACTAAAACTTCATCTTTTGCAAATGTAGCTTTTACTGGTTCTTATGATGATTTAGTTAATACTCCAGTTTTAGGAACAGCAGCTTTTGCAAATACAACTGATTTTGCTACCGCTGTTCAAGGTGAATTAGCAAATACAGCAGTACAGCCTAGTGATTTAGCTATAGTCGCAACTACTGGTGATTATAATGATTTAACCAATAAGCCAACTATACCAACTGTAAACAATCCTACAATTACATTTACGCAGGGTGGTGTGACAAAGGGATCTATTACATTAAACCAAGCAAACAATGATACTATAGCTTTCGATGGTGGATCAAGTAGTGGTACTCAAGTGATACTAAGAGAATGGTAGTAAAAGGATAAATAATGGGAACTTTAAGATTAGGTAGTTCAGTAGTAGTACCGAGTGTTATGGTAAATGGTGGTCCAGCGCAACCAAATAATTATCAATTAACAAACGGTGCATTAACAAAAGCAACTTCTGTTCCAGCTAATTGTTTTAGTAATGTTATAACTATAGGTGAGCGTGGTTTAGAAAACTATTTTGCAGGTAATAATCAATTGGCTTCAGGTAATTTAACAGGTACAATAGATCTTTCTAATTTAACTTCTGTTAGTTATAGAGGATTGTATAATACATTTAATAGTTGTTCCGCGTTACAATTTACTAATACAAGCTTTTCTAATTTATTGACAATTGGTGATTGGGGTATGTATGAATGCTGCTATGGATGTAGTTCACTTTATTCTATTAGTTTAAATTCATTACAATCTGTTGGTTATAGAGGGTTGTATCAGTGTTTTTATAATTGTGATAACATGTATGGGATTTTGGATTTTAGTGGATTATCATCGGTAGGTACTGGTGGAATGTATCAAACTTTTGGTGGTTGTATTAACATAACAGAAGCCAATTTTTATAATTTGAGTTGGATAGATCGACAAGGTTTGATGTCTTGTTTTTATTATTGCTATGGTTTAACCGATGTTTATTTTTATGCATTGACTTCTAATAGTTTCAGTGATTCTAGCGTATTTGATTCTATGCTAACCGGTTGTTCCAATGTAACTGTTCATTTTCCTAGTAGTTTGGAATCAACTTTAGAAAATTGGTCATCAGTACAAAATGGTTTTGGTGGTACTAATACAACGATTTTATATGATTTACCAGCAACAGAATAGAGGTTTAAAATATGAGTGATACACAACTTAGTACATTAGTTATAAATAAGCTTACTAAAGAACAGTATGTTAATATAGCTACTCCTTCTAATGAGGAATTATACTTTATTACTAATGAAGATGCTTATTTATCTGCAGATCAAGGTAGTGGTAATGCTGGTAAGGTTTTAACTGTTGGTAATGATGGTATAGTTACTCCACAAGATTCATCTGGTGTTACTGATTATACACAATTGCTTAATAAACCAGAGATTAACGGTAATATATTAACTGGTAATAAAACAGCTTCTCAATTGGGATTTGCTACTGTATCAACGACTGGTTCTTATACAGATTTAATAGATAAACCTACATTAGCAACTGTAGCTACTTCTGGTTCTTATGATGATCTTGCTAATAAACCTACAATTCCTGCTGCTCAACAACAAGTAGATTGGAATGCTACTTCTGGTATTACTTCTATTGCTAATAAACCTACTTTATCTGCAGTAGCTACGAGTGGTGATTATTCAGATCTTAGTAATAAACCAACTATTAATGATTTAACTACTACTGCTCAGCAGGCTGCATTAAATTCTGGGGCTACTTCTACAAACATAGCTCAAATAACTATCAATCAAACAGATATAAGTACAATTAATGGTAAGATACCTTCTGCAGCGTCTACTTCTAATCAGTTAGCAGATAAAGCATTTGTTAATTCATCAATTGCTAACATGGCGGCTAATTATGTTACATCAGATGCTCAAGGTGATAATTTTGCTACCAAAGCAGCGTTATTAGCAGGTCCTTATTATTACAAAGGACAATTATATACTTTAACCAACAATGATTATGCATTGGTTGAATCTGATGAAACGAAAAATAACGCTACAACACGATACATTTACGATGGTTCTCAATGGAATTTCCAATACATAGTTAATGATACACCATTTACGCAAGCTCAATTAGATGCAATTAACAGTACAATAACAAGTAATTTAGTATCGAGTTATAGTAATCACATAGCAGATACAGACATTCATGTTACAGCTGCTCAAAAAACAGCTTGGACAGCAAAACAAGATGCTTTAGTATCTGGTACTAACATTAAAACAATTAATGGTAATAGTTTATTAGGAAGTGGTGACATTACTGTTGGTGGAGGTTCTGCAGACATTGATGAATTGACAATTACAGAAAATTCAAGTAATAAAATACAAACCGTTGCTCAAATAAATCAAAACAATTCGGCGGGCGCTACTACAGTATTATACGATTGGGTAGGTACTTTATCTGAATATACAACAAATGCTATAGCAACTAATCACCCAACTTGGATTTGCTATATTACTGATGATGAGGCGCCAGTTGGACATAATGTGATAGCTTTTCAGGAACCAACTGCAGCAAATAATTATACTTGGTATCGTAAGTATGCTGATGGCTGGGTAGAACAAGGTGGAAGAACAAGTAACTTTACAAATACAGCATCTGCATCAAGTGGTGGAATTTCTGTTGTTTTACCAGTAACTATGGCAAATGATAAATATAGTGTAATGATAAGTATGTCTGTGGATATGTCTCTCGGCTCAGGAACAGTAAATGGTTGGGCAAATAGACAGATACTTGCGAATATATTGACAACAACAGGTTTTATTTTTGATGAATACAATAATGGTACTGCAAATGGTACATCTATTATAGGTATTTGGCAAGTAAGCGGTATGGCAGCTTAAGGAGAATAATAAATGAGTATAAGACAAGGAAATAAAATAATTGCTGGATCAGTTAATAGTAATGTAGTAGTACAAGACTTTTGGGTCGACAGTACAACGGGTGCTATTACTTGTACTTTTAGTTCTACGCCTACAACAAAAACAGTACATACGATTATAGGTAATACAACTATAGCTGGTACTTGGTCTGGAAATGTATTTACGCCTAATACAGCAGATGACATTTTAAATAATGCTAATGGTTTCGTAGTATCTGTAGCTTAAAGGAGACATTTATGGCTTTATCTTATGGCTTAACTAATCCTGCTGCTTGTTTAATTAACACAATTACTCCTGAACCTACTCCAATTGGTTATAAAATGTACATACATAATAATACTAATTATTATTATAGTACAAATGGAGGTAGTACTTGGGCTCGTGATAGTACTATTTCTTCTTCTTTTGGAAATTTTGCTTATAATGAAACAACAAATTTATTAGGGGCAATGAGTATAAAATCTCGTTCTAGTACTAATCGTTATAGTTATTATACTTACCCTTCTTTATCACGAGTAACTAGTTGGCAACGGGGTGTACTTGCTTCTTCTAGTTCAAGAACTTATCCAAATCGTAATACTTCTTATCATAAAGGGTTAGATAGGTATCTTGGTATTAATACATCTGATTCACCGTATCCATTAGTATATAATTCTTCTCCTTTTACAAATAGTACATGGACAGCATATACTTTTGGTATATCAAATAGTTCTTATCGGGTTTGTTTTGATTATAATGCTAATGTATATGCTATTAATTCGGATGATGAAAAAACAGCAGTTATAATATATTATTATAGTAGTACAAATGTTATTCATACTTATGAAGTAGATTTAAGTAATAATACTAAAATTAAAGAAATAACAAAATTTAGTGGTATGTCTACAAGTACTCGCCCTCGTGTAGAATTTTTACCAGGTATAGGATATCTTTTTGGTTATAATAAAAACAATGTATTTACTTATATGATTTATAATCCCGTTACAAATACAGTTAGTTCGGAAATGACAGTAAATGGTCTATACAACAATTCATTTTATTCTTCGTTTTGGTATTGTCCTTGGACTAAAGAAATGTTTTTGTATTTAAGTAGCAGTATAACAGATCATAAAGGTGCATATATATCGTATACTAAAGATGGTATTAATTGGACAAGTAAAAAAGTTTCTGATTCTAATGTAGATGGTTATACTAGATTTTTAACTGATGGTACTAATATAATTGTTCCACAACAAAGTACTAGTAGCTATTTTTATTCTTCAGATAAAGGTAATACTTGGACAAGTAAGACAAACTCAAATAGTTTATTTGATTATCAATCACTTAATCCTTCGCAATCTATTGTTATACCTTTTTATGAATAATTATAGTCAGTTGCATAACTAATATATAAAGAAAGTAATAAAAGTAGAAAAAGATGACAACAGCTAAGACAATTTTAGATAACATAATGACAAGAATCGGTATGTATTCTGCTATTAGTAATTATTTTACTAGTACTGAAATACATGCTCAAGAAGTCATTCGTTTGTTAAATGCTTTATTGAAGGAATTAACAGCTTCTGTAAACTTTAAAGAAATGTTGGAACCTTTTGACATTTATACTTATAAAGAATGGAAGTTGAATGAAGTATTATCTCAAGGTGACATTCGTTATGTTCTTAGTAATGCAATGGATGGAAATAGGTATGAGGTAGTACAAGGTGGTATTTCTAATACAAATCCTTCAACCATTTCTTCTAAAAAAGGGGATATATTCACTACTTCCGATGGTTTACAATGGAAAAACTGTGGTGATTGGTGTGAATATGATCTGTTGAATTACATACCAGATTATAAAAGCATTTCTATTAATACATTAGTCGATTTTGATCGTCGTTTACCTTTAACCGGTATTACAGATGAACAATGGCAGTATAATCGTATGTATCAGATTAAATCATACAATGGTTATTATCAATTAAGAGGAACAAGATTATACTTATTCCCAGGATACTTACAAAATACACACATTTCTGGCTTTTATTATTCATCTAAACCAGTAATAGATGCAAACGGTGTAAGACAAACTCAAATAACTTCTCAAAACGATAACATTTTATTACCAGATTTGTTAGTTGAATTAGGTGTTGCTTATAAATGGTTAATGCAAAAGAATCTAGCCGGTTGGGAAGATGTAAAGAAAACTTACGATGATTTATTAGGTACTTATGTAAGTTTATCTAAGACTTCTAAGCGTATTAGATTGTCAGGTGAACCAGTAAATACATTAACTATGAATAGTGCTTATCCACAAGTAATAATAAGTGATCAATAATGGTACAATTAGCTAAAACATATACATTAACAGTAGGTAATTTTGGATTAGACTTGCGTAATGTGAAGTCTCAATTGCAAGATACCTTTCTTATTTCTGCTAAAAATGTAATATGTAGACAAGGTTTTATTGAAAATAGAAAGCATACAGTTAAATTAGTAGCTTCTGAGAATCCAATCAGAATGCTTTATTACTTTACTGAATACGATTTAATTGTTGCTTGTACAGATGCTAAAATAATCTTATTAAATAGATTAAATCAAGTAGTAGCAGAAAAAAGCGGTTATTCTTCAGGTAATTGGTCTATAGCATACTTTAATCATCGTTTATTCTTAGCAAATGGATTAGATGTTGCTCAGACTATTTATTCAGATGCTCCAGAAAGCTTTGTTATAGAAGATGTTAGCATTACTGGTCCTTCTTCCTTGACATTTAGCTTTGTAGGTGTTGCTAATAATCAAGTATGCTTTGGTGTTAATAGTAGTTTATCCTTCTATTTCTTACCTGTAGGAAATGTTTCTGGTGCTGCCTCTTTATTTGATTTATCAACAGCTATTGGATCTACTAGAAAAGGTGGTTCATTAGTAGCAATACATAATCTTCCAAGAGATAGTGGAATGGGTATGCAAGATTATGTATGTATGTTTACAGATCAAGGTGAAGTAGTAGTTTATAAAGGTAACGACTTCTCAGATCCTACTAACTTTGAGTTTTGTGGTCTTTATCAAACATATCCTTTTGCTGGTAAAAACTTCATAACAAAATATGGTAATGACTTGTTATTGATTACTACAAATGGTATTATGACTATGAGTGATGTAATTAGTACTTCATTATCACAGTCTACTGGTGCAATCTTCTCCTCACCAATCAATCAGCAGTTTACTACATATAATTATGCATTAAGAGGATTTATGGGTTGTGTAGTACCTCAAGAAGACTTTGTTTTATTTAACATACCAAGAGAAGGAAACAAGTCTATTCAATGGGTTATGGATTTAGCTACACATCGTTGGTCATCTTTTGTAGACATTAATGCTCATTGTATGTTAAATGCTCATAATGATACAAGATTGTTGTTTGGTTTAGATGATGGTATTTATGAGTATACTAATGATGGTGTACCTGCTGATGATTATGTTGTTACAGAGGTTAAAACTTCTTATACGCCTATGAGTAACTTTAACAATAAGCAGTTTAACTTATTTAATGCTCGTTTACAATCTACAGCTCCATTAAATGTTTCTTATACTATTCATAAAAACATTGATGACGCTAGTTATTATGAGTTTATTTCTGATAACGGTATTGCTGTATCTGAAGTAACAAACAATGGATACTTTGAGATAAACGATTCATCAGTTGATATTCCTCATTCTAATGGATTGTTTTATTGGAAAATAGACGACGAAACAATAGATCCGTTACATGAAGATCATTTTGCATTCTGGGAAATTGGTACTCGTGGATCTTATTCAGAAGATAGTAAATGGCATAGTGGATCAGGTTTATCGAGAAACTTTGCATTAACTTTACAAACTAAAACCAACCGTATTTCTTACAGATTATACGACATAATCTTTAAGTATACGGAAGCAATAGGAACAATATAATGACAGAAGAAGTAAAAATTAGTCTTAATACAGAAAGAACGCCATTAAACATTAATTCTGTTGCTTATGGTGTTAGTTCTGAAGAAAAACAAGCTCTGGTAGAAATAAACATGAATCATGAAATTTCTATCGAAGAAATGCAGTATGAAACAGGAGATTCCATCGATTCTGCTGCTATTAATCAAACAATTACTACAGAAGCTAAAGAAAATAGTTCTTATAATGCAGAGAATAAAGAATCTAAGGTTGAAGTAGTATTTGAAGAAAGTTTACTAAACAAAAGAACAGATAATGTAGACGAATTAATGGGAGATTTATAAAATGAGTGAAGTATTTGAAAAAGTAGAAGTTACAGATATTCCTGGTACAATGCCTAAACCAGCTACAGAAGTTAGTTATGTATCATATGAAGTTTCTTATCCAGAGTTGCCTATTGATTACAATACAACCTTTACTAGAGAATATCCAGTACAAGATGAAGAAGAATCTGGTGGTGATGAACCAGAATCTTTATAAAAAGTTTGGGTGTAGTTTTTATCAGTTTCCTTTTTGCTACACCCTCTAATATAAAAACAACCTAACAGAGTTTATTAGGAGAGTTTATTATGGCGTCAGATTTACAAGGTAGTACACTAGCAATTAAAGGTCGTGCTTATCGTCCTATACATGCAACTTATTTAGCTTCTCTTTGGGCTGCTCAAAATCCAAGATTACAACGCGGTGAAATTGGCGTTGAACAAGATACATTATTATTTAAAGTAGGTAATGGTGTAGATAGATGGAATGATTTAGGTTATGCAACCGGTTCTCCTGGTCCTCAAGGCCCTCAAGGTCCACAAGGAATCCAAGGTCCTATTGGAGATACAGGCGTTTCATTCTCTACTACAGCAACTATTTATACAGAAGAAAATCCATTACCAGCATTTGCAGATACACCAGTTAATACAGGTTATTATTATCAACATTCTAATGGTGTATACGATGTTTATGTACACTTAGAAGATGAATCTGATTGGTTTGTTATAGAAAACTGGGGTGGTATTGCTGGTCCACAAGGTCAACAAGGTATTCAGGGTATTCAAGGTATACAAGGAGAAAGAGGTCCACAAGGTATTCAAGGTCCACAGGGAGAACAAGGTGTACAAGGTCCAGCAGGTCAAAATGCTTTAAACTTTATTACTCAACCTGGTGTTTATTCAGCTGCTAATCCTTTACCAAATTTCGCTGATGCTCCTGTAAATAGCGCTTATATATACTTAAATGCAAACGATACATACAGTCTTTATACTAAACCTGAAAGTGCTTTAGATTGGACTGTAATTGATAACTATGGTGGTACAGAAGGTCCTCAAGGAGAAACTGGTCCTCAAGGTCCTGTAGGTCCATATTTTACTCCTGCTGTAGATGCTTCTGGTAATATAAGTTGGACTAACAATGGTGGTTTAACTAATCCAGCAACAGTAAACATTAAAGGGCCTCAAGGTATCCAAGGTATTCAAGGCGTACAAGGTGAAACTGGTCCATACTTTACTCCAAGTGTAGATGCAAGTGGTAATATATCATGGACTAATAACGGAGGTCTTAATAATCCTGCTACTGTAAACATTAGAGGTCCTCAAGGAATCCAAGGTCCTCAGGGTATTCAAGGTCCAACAGGTTCACAAGGTCCTCAAGGTTTAGTTATTACTGACATTCAAGTAACAGATGGTACAGGTGTTATAGCTGTTACAACTTCTGCTTCAATGAGTAATGCTCCAGCTATTAAAAGATTAGTTGGCGCTACAAGTATTTCTGGTACTTGGTCAGGAAGTAGTAATAGTTGGACATTTACTCCTACAACTCCAGGCGACATTTTAGATGATTCTTGGGTAGTAAAACTTCAATAAAGAAGGAGTTAGTTTATGTTTCATAATTATGGCGGTTGTGCAATACATACAGTTGATCCAGAACCACCTGTAGATGTAACAGACTTTTTGTATATGTATAAGCCTGCTACTTCTGGTGTAACAAATGAAATACCTGCTAATAGAGTATATGTCGCTCAATACATTGGAACAGATAAGCATGTAGTTGTTCCAAATCCTAATTATCCATTAAGTAGTCAATATGTACAAGTTGGTCGTTTATTAATGAATATAACAGCTCCGATTGATACAGGTATAGTTGCAGATGGCGATGTAATGGAATTAGAAGTATCTAGATCATATACAGGTGGTAATCCTCCTCGTTATTGTCCTATTTTACAATGGTCTGATAGTAATGGTGTTTGGACAGGTATAGGTGCAAATAGATCTGGGGATTATAGTTATACTATGCAAGTTGGTGCAAATGATAATGGTGTACAAGATACTTTATCGACTAATAAAAACATCGAATTCAGAGGCGATGCTGTACAAAAAATAAACTTAGTATACAGTACTATAACAGGCGAAGCTACACTTACTATTACTTATGATTATCCTGGTACTCCTTATGTTGTAACTAAAACTTTCAATAGTATGGCAAAAAGTACAGGTCCTACTTTGCAACTATTAGGTAACAATCAAGGTGAATACTTTAGAAGTGGTATGTCTATAGCAGAATGTAAAGTTAAAAAGGATAATGTATTAGTATTACACTATGTACCTGTTTATAATATGGGTATACAAAAGTATGGTTTATTAGATTTAGTATCTAATAATTTCATGCTTTTCAGTAACAGTTATCCTTATTATATGAATTAGAGGTTTTCAAATGGATTCTCTTAAAAAAATAAACGGTTTTATGCTTAGTCCAATAGGAAGTAATGCTAGTGGTGATTTTGGTCTACCTTATCCTTACTATTTTATTCGTTTTATCAAAAAAGGCGCATCTGTTGGTTATATAAATACAGGAATAGTATTAGATACGGATGATTTTGTTATTGACTTTATGACTAAACCTGGTATAAATTCTGTTAATGACATTTGGCCTATTGTAAGTATTTATGAGAATGGTACGGTTAGTGGTATACACATAGATAGTAATAAAAAGATTTGTGCAACTATTTTTGGTTTAACTTTAACAAGTAATGTAGTTATTAGTCAGTGGAGTTATTATACTGTTTATCACATACGCTTAACTTGTAAAAATGGTCAAGCGACTTTATATGTGAGTAATTTTTCACAAGGTACACAAGAAGATACTGTAACAGGCAGTTATGTGTTTTCTCCTTATAGTACAGCGTTAGGAATTTTTGGTGATGTTGAAGGTAATTATAGTACATATACTACTTCAGAATTAAGTTATGTAAAAATAATAAAAGCTGATACAGTAAACATGCTTATTGGTGCAAAAAATAGTAACACTAATAATTATGGGTTGTATAATATAAATACAGAAACTTTTATTACTGGATCAGTATCTTTTACATCTGGAGATGCATCTGAAAGTGTAGGATATGGTGCATTTGCTGGGAACAAATTAATAGAAAGTGTAGATTTAAACAATTCTTATTGCTTAAGTTCAATCCTTTCTTTTGCTAATTGTACTAATTTAACAAGTGTAACTAATTTTGGTTATGTTGAAACAGTAAATTTTTATAACTGTGATGGTTTAATTAATATACCAGCTTTACCAAATTCTGTAACAAGATGTGATTTTAGTTATTGTAATAACATACCAACAATTATTGATTGTAATGATTTACCACCTAATTTAACATGGTTATGCTTTCGTGATACTAATTTAACAGATATTAGTAATTTACCTAATTCGATTACAAGTTTATCTTATAGTTTTGCAGGATCTGATTTAGTTAACATTGATTCGTTGCCTAACAATGTAAATAATTTACGGTATACATTTATGAATTGTACAAATTTAGTAAACGCTCCTGAAATTCCTAATTCCGTTACTAGTATGTATTATACATTTACTGGTTGTACAAATTTAGTCAATGCTCCTGTTATACCAGATTCTGTTACAAACATGACTTATGCTTTTAGTGGTTGTTCTAGTTTGGTTTGTATTCCTTCTTTGTCTAATAATATAACTGATTTAAGTTCAACATTTACTTTATGCAAAAGCTTAGTAGATGCTCCAGTTATACCTAATGGTGTAACTAATATGCAAAGCGCTTTTGGTTCTTGCTCTAATTTAGTAAATGCTCCAGTTATTCCTAACAGTGTAACTAATCTATACGATACTTTTGGTGATTGTACGAATTTGGTTGATGCTCCTGCTATACCTAATAGTGTAATTGATATGGAGCGTACTTTTGAAGGTTGTACTAATTTAATCAATGCTCCAACTATTCCAAATAGTGTAACCGGTTTGTATTTTACATTTTCACAAACAAACATAGCAAGCATTCCTGTTATAGCCAATTCCGTTACAAACATAGATTATGCTTTTCATGTTTGTCCTAATCTAACTAATGTTTCAAATATACCTGATTCAGTTACAAGTATGACGCATGCTTTTTCCGATTGTTATAACTTGACGACAGTATCTGATATACCAAGCTCAGTAACTAATATGACAACTACTTTTTGGAATTCAGCTAATTTAGTAGGAACAATGAACATTCATTCTGCTAATGTTACTGCTGCTGATTTATGTTTTTTTATATATGATGCTCCTCGTCCTAGTACTTTAACTGTTCATGTTCCAGCAAATAGTACTACTTATAATACATTCGTAGCTGCTGGTTATAATGATCAAGGTACCAAAGATGGAGTTATTCTATTGGCAGACTTATAAGAGAGTATAAAATGTGTGAGCAGTTAAAAGTTTTAGAAAAAATACACGAAGAAGGAAAGATGAATGGTTATGCTGTTGAATTAGCAGAGGCGCAAGCTATGGATTATGAAAACATGAATAAGCGTATGACTAGGATGGAAAAAGACATCAATCATATGAAAAAAGACTTTGCTGCTTCATTAAAAGAACAGGCTAGACAAGGCGGTATGATTGAAGCTATTTTTAATCAAATTAATGGTCCAGCAGAAGAAGAAAGGAAAAATGGTATTATCTGGTCAGAGATTAAATCTATAGCTAAAACACCAATGGGAAAGATAATAATAGTCTTAGCTATTGGTTGTATAGGTTTAGCAGGACAAAGAGTAATAGAGTTGTTTCACTTAATCTAATGAAAATAGTCTTTAATCAAATCTTAGTTGATAAAACAAATAACAAAGAAGTAATAAAGCAGTATGAAGTAAAAACTAAAAAAACTGCTATGGATAAAAGTACTAAATGGAAACAAAAGGCTGTAATAGATTTTAATCCAGAAGTGTTTGACGATTACTATCCAACGATAGCTGAAATGTTTCCAGAATAGTTCTAATTATTACATCATTTGCATAACTAATAAATAAAGAAAGATAATAGGTTTTGTTATGGAAAAGAATAAAAGTAACAGTTCATATTGGATTGAAGAATTTCGTAAAGTAGAAAACAATCAACTTTATAAAGATTGGAAAAATGCTACTAAAGAAATCTTCAAACTTTATCGTAATAAAATAGCAGATGGTAAGTTATCATCTAAGATTAGTAAAGCTAAGTATAATTTGCTTTATCGTAATGTTAAAGTAAAAATGCCGTACTTAGTACCTTTTATTCCTTCTGTAATAGTAGAAAGACAAAATAAAGACTCTGATCCTGTAGCAAGATGCTCTTCTGTTATTTTGGAAAGAACATGCAATAAGTTTGTTGAACAAGACAACTTAAAGAAAACATTAGATAAAGCAAAGTTAGATGCAGAATTAGCTGGTTTTGGTCAAGTTTGGATTAATTATGAACCAGAATTCGAAGATGTTACAGTACAAGAAGAAAGTATTGATGCTTTAGGTAATCTTACATTAGTTGAATCTACACAAACTCAATTAAAATCAGAAAAGATTGACTTCGAATACATTAGTTGCTTTGATTATTTACACAACATTGCTACTAAAGAAGAAGAAATCACATGGGTAGCAAAGAGAGTTCGTTTATCTAAAGAAGAATTTGCTAAAAAGTTTCCAAACATTGACATAGAAAAAGTACCGTTTACTTCAAATGATGTAGACAGTAGTGTGTGGAAAGAAGTAGGTATAGATGAAAGAGATGCTACTTGTGATACTATCTCTATATGGGAAGTATGGGATAGAATAGATAAGAAAGTATACATCTTTGCTCCAGTTATGCAAGGTGAAGGTATGTTAGAGGAAAAAGATTATCCTTATGACATTGACTTTCCTTGTGTACCAATGGGATTAATGTATGATGATTTTAATGATTGTTTGATTCCTACACCAAGACACGCTCAATGTTTGGATCAATACAAAAAAGTAAACGATTTAACTAATAAGATCTTTGAATTAATTAAACTCATTAGAGTATGTGGTGCATTTGATGAATCATTGCCAGACATTGAAAAGATCTTTGATTCTAACAACGATAACAGCTTAATCTCTATTAAAAATGCTACTAAGTATGTTGAAAAAGGTGGTTTAGCAGGTGCAATTACTTGGTATGATCCAACTAATGCTATTTCTGCTTTGGAACAACTTAATAAAGAAAGAGATTTGTTGATTAACGATGTACAGTCTATTTTAGGCGTATATGATGTATTAGAAGGTGAAACAAATCCTCAAGAAGCATATGGTACTAATAAGCTTAAAGGAACATTTGGTACACAAAGATTACAAGAAGATCAAGGAAAGATTATCTTCTTTGCTCAAGATTTGTTGAAAATCGCTTGCTCTATTATGTGCCAAATCTTTGAACCATCTTCTATGCTTAAATTATCAACAATTGAATACTCTACAGAAGATCCATCGTTATTTGAACCAGCTATAGCTTTATTACAAGATAAAAAATTAGCTGATACACGCTTAGAGATTTCTGCTGATGAAGTAAAAGCTTATACAGATGAATCGTATAAAGCTCAAATCTTAGACTTATGGAAAGTAGTATTTGACATGTTGCAAACTTCTGCTAACATCATTCAAACTTCTCCTGAAATGGCTGGTATCTGTAAAGTTGCTATTATGAGTACAGTAAGAAGTCATAAAGTTGGTAGAACGATTGAAAATGCTCTTGAACAAGCTATCGATAATGCTATTGCTCAATACATTAACAATCAAGCAAATAAAGAGCCAACTCCAGAACAGATTGTTGCTCAAGCTGAATCTAAGAAAGCAGATGCTCAATTAGCTAAAGCTCAGTTAGATGTTGCTAAAGTACAATTAGATGCTAAACAGAAACAAACAGATCAAGACTTAAAGACTGCTTCTGAAATTGCTAAGTTAGATATGCAAACGAAGAAAATGCAGCAAGATATGGTAATCGATGCAGCATTAGTAGACATTAAGAAGCAAGCAGAAGAAAGAAAGCAAGTAGAAACAGCAAATGAAATAGAAGCTTTGTGGTATGAATTGAATCATCCAGAAGCAACTGCAAGTATTAATGTTGGTGCCAAAGGAGAATAATATGGCTAAAACAAAGAAAAAACCTTGTTAATGAGTTTCCTGGAGGTTGCGCTTAACTCCTTCAAACGATCTCCAGGAATTATTTAGAAGAAGGGGTATAGATCAAACAAATAGCTATTAATTATGAACCAAGGAGTATATACGATGGCTGATTTATTGAATGCAACTGAATTGTCTCAAAAAGTCAATGAAAAGTTGGAAGAAATGAAAAAAGAAGAGGAACAAGCTGCTACTGAAGAAGTGGCTGAAAAAGAGTCCTCTGAAGAAGAAGTAGAAAAAGATAGTTCTACAAATAAAGAAGAGTCAAATGATGCTAAAGAAATTGTTGATGATAATAAAGACATTGCTACATCTAAACAAGACAGTGAAGGAAGTGAAGAAAGTAGCAACGAAGAAGACTCAAAAGAAAAAAGCGAAGAAGAATTAAAACAATTCGCTACAGAAAACAACATTCCGAAGAGTATTAGTTTGAATGTTGTTAAAGATTGGGATAAGATTCCTGATGAAGCAAAAAAAGCTATGTTGAAATTAGCAAATGACGCAGATCGTTTTGCTAATACAGTTAAAGAAAATCAACGAGCAGTTTCAGAAAGGAATAAAGAACTTGGTACAGCTATCGGTTATATTAAGCATACAGCTAAAACCGCGAACATTAGTGAAAACCAAGTTATTAAGAATGTTGTAGACTGGGTTCAAGCAGTAGAAGATAATCCGGATGCTACAATGAATGCATATATAGGTAATGTTATTAAAGTACGCGATCCTATTACTTTAATTAATACTATTATGCAAAGATACCAGATAACAGAAGAACAATTAAAAACTCCGTTATCATTTAATGATCGACAAAAGATTGATTATCAAATACAAGAAGGTGTTAGACAAAAACAAGCAGAACGCGCCAAGCAGTATGATGAAGCTACTTCAGAAGAACAAGCAATGGCTGAAATCAACAGTGCTATGGAAGAGTTTGGTTTAACTCATGATCAGTCTCTATTTAATGATGATAAATTCATTAAAATAGTTCAACTTGAAAGAACAAACAATCAAGATAAACCAGCATTACAGGTATTGGAAGATAGTTATGCTTTCTTTCAACAAATACAACAGCCTAAAGCAGCTCCAGTACAACAACCAGTAGTCGCTAAACCACAGCCTGTTAGTATTGAAAAGAAAATGCAAGCAGTATCTTTAAAGAGTACTCCTAATGCAGGTACTGAAACAGAAAAACCGATGGACTACAATCCATCAAACATAAACCAAACTATAGCGGATCTTAAAAGAAGAGTCGCTCATAGATTAAATGATTAACTTATAGGAGAATAAACTATGGCAGGAAATACAAGTTTCCCAGATTTGTATTCAGTTTATACTGACGAATACTTACCAGGTTTCGCAGATAACTATACAAAACATTCAAAATTGTTGGACTTTTTGAAATCTAAAGGTTCAAAGCGTAAAGATAAAGGTGGCGTAACCATCACAGAAGGTATTGAATATGCAATGAACGGCCAATATGTTCGTTATACAGGTGCAGATTCTTGGGGTACATTACCATCCAATCCTTTCTTAACTCGTTCACAATTCTTACGCCGTCAAATCGCTTCAACTATCGTTGTTACTCGTACTGAAGAATTAGCAAAAATCAATACAGTAACAGATGAAGATGAAGTTGCTCGTAAAGTTATTAACGCAGGTAAAACATTAGCAAATGGTTTGGCAGGTGATGTTTATTCAGACGGTTCTGCTTCTAACCAAATCGATGGTTTGCAAAAAATCGTAGCTGATTCAGCGGGTGTTACAGTTGGTGGTATTGATCCTACTCAATCTGGTAATACTTTCTGGGAAAACTATCGTGCAAACATTGCTAACAATGCAAAACTTATGGATGCATTGGAAGATGCTTACATTGGTACAACTCGTAACAACGATCATGTTGATTACATTGTAACAGACAACGGTATGTTCCGCAGATACTTCAGTGAATTACAAGATCAACAACGCTTTGTAGATGCTGGTAAAGCTTCTGGTGGTTTCCGTGAATTAGCATTCAACGAAGTTCCAGTTGTGTTCGATGAAGGTATGACAGCTTTGAAAGGTCAAATCCCTGCAAAACATGCATACTTAATCAACTCTCAATACTTGGCATTGCGTCCACACCAAGATTGCGAAATGATCAAACGCGAAAAAGTTAACTCTTTCAACGCTGATTGTTATTCATCTGCTATCTTGTGGGCTGGTGCATTGACATGTTCTGGTCGTGCATTCCACGGTGTTGTTGTTACTGCTTAATTGAGTTGTTAATAACAGTAAATAAAGAAGGTCCTAGATTATTTCTAGGATCTTTTTTAGTTCTATAAAATGAGCGATGATTGTTTTAAAATAGACTAAAGAGGAAGCTCGCCTGCTTCCTCTATTTTTTAGATCGTGTGCATAACTAATAAATAAAGAGATAATAGTTTATAAAGGAATGCATTCATGTCTCAAATTTCTCTTACTTATTCAATGGTAACAGATACTACCAACAATCTACATGCTAATGGTTTACATGTAGATGATAACTTTAATACATTGTTGGATGCTGTTAATAACAAAGTCGATGTTGATGGTACTTCTACTATGGCTGCTGATTTATCAATGAACAGCTATAAGATTACTAACTTATTAGCAGGTACAAATCCTGGTGATGCAATTAATAAATACCAATTAGATACAGCTATAGCAAGTATCCCTAAAGCAACTGATGCAGTGTTAGGTTTAGTTAAAGTTGGTACTAACATTGATGTAGCAGATGGTATTATCAGTATTAAAGATGCAACTACTACTCAAAAAGGTGTTCTTCAATTAGGAAGAACTAATACTATTGCTAATGCTAATGCTCCTGCAGTTAGAAATACAGTTATTACTTCAACTGTACCTACAAGTGGTGAAGATGGAGTAATTTACTTTGTTTACGCTATTTAAAAAACTTAGAAGGTGGATAATGAGTATCTATTCTAAAGTAGTTTCAACAACATTACCAATAAATTCTGTTCATACTACTGTAGAAGGCGCTGTACATGGGGTTGGCGCTGTTTATACATTTATTAACGGCGAAAGAAAAAAATTATTCCCTGAAGAAAACCCAGTAAGTGATCCAACTATTACATATGATACTCCAGGTACACATAAAGTTACATTAGCTCCTGGTTATTATAAGTTTAGTATTTCTGGTGCCGGTGGTGGCGCTGCATGTTCTTGGAAAACAGGTCAAAACATGGGTGGTAGTGTAGCCGGTGGTGGTTCTGGAGCTTACGGTACTTTTGAATTGTTGTTAAATGTACAAGAAACCTTTACATTTACTTTAGGTTCTGGGGGTTCAGGAAATAGCGGAAGTGGTACACGATATGGTACAGCTGGTACAGTTACAACTGTTTCATCTAATCTTCGCGGTACATTTATTACTTTAAATGCAGGTGGCGCTGGTTCGGCTTGGTTTGAAGATACTCGTGGTGATCATCATTGGCAATATGCAGGTACAGGTGGAACATACTCAACTACATTAGCTTCTGATTTTAGTTTTCATAATGGATCTAATGGTACTGCAGAAGGTGCAACAGCTACAGCTAGAGATTATTGGGGTTATGGTGGTAATAATCCAGATCCTTATAAAGGTGATGGTGGTACAGGGCATTTCTATAAATCCAGTGGTATGTCTAATGTATATGCTAACAACGGTCAATCTGGTTGGGTAAAAATTGAACCCGCTGTACAATATATTTATACAAGTCCTATTACTACTTCTCTTACATTAGATCCAGGTACTTATTACTTTGAAATTGTAGGTGCAGGTGGTGGTGGTTTATGTGCTACTCAAGGTGGTTCTTATTATGCTTATGCTAATGGTGGATCTGCTGCTTCTGGTTATGGTTATTTTACAGTAGAAACTCAAGGCGTTTATAACATACAAGTAGGTACTCAAGGTAATGGTGTAACAAGTATAGCTGATCAATTCTCAACAAGAACAGTAGTATCTGGTAATGGTACAGCAACATACATTAAGCGTGCAGCAGATAACTTTAATATTGTTACTTGTAATGGTGGTACCGGTGCTTCTTGGTGGTGTATTTATCATTCTCAATCAGCTCCAGAAGCAGGATTTAACTATGGCGGTCAAGCAGGAACTTATTCAACAGACTTAGCAAATAATTATACACTTGCTAATGGATCAAATGGTACTACAAGAAACATTAGATCTAGTGATTCTCAAGTAGATCTTCCTTATGTGTATCCAACTTACTTTAATACATATGGTATTGGTGGTGCAAGTAAAAGATTATACGATGGATCAGATCATGGTACTGGTTATTCAGGTATTTGTGGTATGTTAAAGATTTATAAATATAGTTAAAGAGGTAAATACAATGGGAAGTACTCCAAAAGCTCCAACTTATGATTTAGAGTTAGCGAGAAGAGAACAAGATCAATTAAGAGATCAAGCTAAGAGCGATTTGTACTTAAACTACAACAGTTTATTGGGTGGTTATAAATACGATCCTGAAACTGGTAGTATTAATGTCAATCCAAATACAGCAGATAAAGATCGATTACTAAACATTAATGCAGGCGTAGGTAGTCTAAACATGGATCCTACTGAAGCAACTAATGCTTATTATAATCAAGCTTTAGCTAGTATTCAACCTGACATCGATAAATACATTAATCGTACTTCAGCTAATTTAGTTAACAAAGGTATTCCTATCGGTTCTCAAGCATACAATGAAGTAATGAGAGAACAAGATAAAAACATCACTAATCAATTGGCTGACATTTATAGCAGATCAAGATCACAAGCTTTAGCTGATACTGGTGCTCAAATTGGTAATATTGGTGCATTACAATCACAAATGTATTCACCACAATACATTGCTGGTTTAGGTGCAACAGGATTACAGAATCTTTATACAAGTCAATTCCAGAATGAAATGGATAAGTATAATGCAGCTGTTGGTAGTAGTAATGCTAATACAAGTGCTGCTGCAGGTACGATTGGTGCATTAGGTGCAGCTGCTATTATGGCTATGAGTGATAAAAAAGTAAAAGAAAACTTAAAGCCTGTAGGTAAACTTGATAATGGTTTAACTGTTTATGTAGGTAATTACATTGAAGCAATAGATCCTTATAAACTACCTCAATTATTCTTAATTGCTCAAGAAGTATTAGATGTTCATCCAGAAGCAGTTAAAGGATTTAAAGTAGAAGGTTTTGAAGATCCAGTTTTAGCTGTAGATTACACTAAAGCCGTTTTACCAGTAGAAAAGAAAGAGGATTAAAATGTACGAATATACACAACAGTATCCTATGATGTATAATGCTATGGCTCCATCTATGACATATGTTTCAGGTGGACAAGAATTACGCCCAGTTACAACTACTACAAGAAAAGCGACTACTCCAGTTGTGGTTAATCGTGATAGTTTAATTTCTACATTAGCTGGTGTAAATGATGAATATAAGCAAGCTTTAGAAGATGCTAATGGTTTCTGGGGTAAATTAGGTAAATCTGTATCGGATGAACAAGTCCGTAATGCTTTAGCAGCTCCAACTAATAAAGGTAGATTAGAATCTAAAATGGGTGGAATTCAAGCTTTATCTGGTGCATTATTAAGTGGTTTGAATACTTATGGTAAGTTTAAACAAGCTGAAGAAAATAAAGCAACTAAAGACTATGAATCGGCATTAAAACAATTGACTATAGAAGATAGTTTAATGGCTAGAAAAGAAGCTGCTGATTTACAAAATGCTCTTAATAACCAAACAATTACTGTACAGGGTATGGAAAAAGTTAACTTGCCTAAAGATGGATCTGGTAGTGGTGCAGGTGGTATTCAAGCTTTAAGGCCATTAGATCCTACATTAAGTACTCGTATTAGAGAAAATCCAGAAGCATTTGGTTTAACAGCAAGATTAGCAGAAAGTGCAGCAAGTAAAGAAAATCCTTCAACTTGGGATATGGTTAAGGAATCTATCTTTAAAGAATACCAAGGTGATGAAAATCTTGCTACACGAGGCCAATTATTACAACAAGTTAGTGAAGTAGTTGGTGCAGTTACATCATTACAACGCGCTGGTGGTATGACAGGACAAATGATGAACTCCGATAAAGAAGGTCAACGCGCTTTAGCAATCTTAAATAATCCTTCTAAGTACGATGATCAAACATTAGCTGCTGCTGTAGATGCTGCTACTAACATGTATAACAATGCTTTAAAGTATTCTGGTAAGTATGAACAAGTTTATGGTGTTCAACCTGGTCAAGAACAAGCTTTCCCAACAGGCGCTCAAACAACTATACCAGTAGCTCAACAAAAAGCTAATTATGCTGGTACTAAAACAGATGGCGGTTATGCTTGGTAATAAAAAGAAAGGATAGTTATTATGGCTGTAAATTTATCTGATGCAGAAATAAGACAGTTTGAATTAGCTGGTATTACTAAAGAAGATATAGGTAAAACGATTGAAAGAGATCGCGCTGCAGGTTTATCTGATCAAGACATCGAATTGAATGCAGCAGCTAAAGCAGCAAATTTAGAAAAAGCTAATCCTTCTTTTACACAAGGAAGAGGTGTTTCTCGCTGGATCTCTAACTTACCTTTTGGTGATACTATTAATCGTGGTATTCAAGGAGCTAAAGCTGTTTATGATGCTACATTAGATTATGTTACAGGTAATAATAAACCAACAGTAAGACAGTATTTAGAAGCTCCGGAAGGTGTTACTCCAAAAGATAGATCTTGGTCTGATTTAGTTTCTGAAAACTATGATGAAAACATGAAGAAACTAGAAAGAACATTCCAAGAACAAAACTACGATGTACCTAAATGGTATCGTTATCCAATGGATGCTGGTGCTACTATTGGTTCTTATGGTTTACTAGTTCCTGAAGCTGTTTATGCTACAGTTCCTCGTGCTGCTGCTTTTGGCGCTGCTGATGCTTTTCAAGAAGGTATTAAAACTGATGAAAAGAATCGTACAAGAGATCGTATTGTTAACGCTTTAATTGGTGGTGTTGCTACAGGAGCTATAACGGGTGCAGTCAATAAGATTACAGGCGCTTCGGCTATGAAAAAAGCTGAAAAAGAGTATCCTTTATTAGCAGAAGGATTTAAAAAGAATCCACCTAAATCTACAGAAGAAGCCGTAGAAAAATTAACAAACAATTATATAAAATACACAGAAAATCCTTCTTTAAAAGGTAGAGTTACAGAAGAAGCTAAAAAACTATTTGGTAATATGGATACAAATACTTTAAAAAGTATAGGTGTAACAGAAGGTAAACCACTATGGAAATCTCCAATAGGTCAAGCTACTACTAAAAGTGTAAAAGAAGCTTTGAAACTAAAAGGGAGAGGTGCTACTGTTAAAGCTACTCGTATTTTGAATAATTTAAACGATTTTGCTGTAAAAATACCAGAAATGGCTAAGCCAAGTACAGAAGGTTTAACTGGAGGTGTTTTAGGTGCTTTAGGTGGTGGTTGGATTGGTGGTCCTGTTGGAGGTATTGCTGGAGCTTTACTAGGAAGTAAAGGTAAAATTGGTAGTGCTTTATCTGGGGCTGGTGAACTATTGTTAGGTAAGTCTGGTCAAAGATTAACTAAAGCTATGATTAATCCACAAGGAACTAATGCAGTATCTAGAGCGCTTCGTAAAGTAGTAACTCCAGCTGTAGGTGAAGTTGCAAAGAAAGCAGCTATACCTGTAAGAAAAGCTTTACAGAATGAAGATGTTGGTGTATTACCTAAAAAGATTAGTTATGAACCAAAACCTTCAAAGAAAAACTTAGTACCTAATAACTACGGTCAACAACCTTTTGTATTACCTAATAATACAACAGTAGTATTACCAGATAATGATAGTAGTGAAAGTATAATGCAAAAGCATTTACAATTATTAGCTGCCCTTTATCCACAATACTATCAAAAAGTTGCATAAAAAGTAGTTCTATAAAATAGCGTCGTATTGGTTTTTGTCCTTATTTTTGTATACTTTATAAAACCTTGTTACTATACTACCTACGACGCAATTAAAAAACCCTAAGATTTTTGCCATTTTCTTAGGGTTTTTCTTTACTCTCCTCTGGATTTGACTTAGATTAGGCCAAAGTAATGTTTTGAATCTTTGCCTAATTTATCTATTCTAAACAATCCATTTTCTAACAATTCAATGGTCCATTTATTGTCTTTATAAGGTAATGTAAAGTGTGGATTAGCAACAATGTTATATAATTCTTCGTGTTCATACTTTGCTAATACCAAACTACTTCCATATTGGCCTTTAATACGAATAGTCCAATCAACGCCAGTTTCTTCTGTATCTTCAATCTTATCTAATAATACTTGTTTATCAAAAGCTGCTGATTCTTGCTTAGGTTGTTTTGGTTGTTCTGATTTATTTTGAGCTGCTAAAAAAGCTGTATCATCTGTTTCATCAATGACTTCTTCAGGTTTTTTAATACCTTTTTGTTTATTTAAATAAGCAGCCATTCTTTCAACACGATCTGTTAAAATTTTATTTTCTGTTTCTAAAGTAGTGATTCTTTTATCTGCATTTTGAATGATTAAATCCAAAGCTTGTCCGATTGTTAAGCTTTCTTTGTTTTCATTTGCCATTTGAGACTCCTTCAATGTATACTTTGTTATTATAAGTCAAGATTAGTAATCTGTAAAGTATTATTCTTCCATTTCTAAACTTATTTTAAAGATTAGTCGAAAAAACTTAATTGTAATACTCATCATAAACAACCTCCGATTAAACTACCATAAACATTCAATAAGAACATATCATATTCTTTTTTGTCTTGATTAGTCATTGCTTGAAATACATCAGAAATTGTTGGTTCTTTATTTGTTGAATTTGCCATTTTTTAAATCTCCTTCAAGTTCTTTCAAAAAGTCCATAAAGCCTATTGGAATAATACCTTTCAATTTGTTTGCGCCATAATTGTTTTTCATTATTTCATTATAGCGTTCAACTAACAATTTACTAGGTATTTTATCCTGAATGTCTCTATAAACTTCCTTATAAAATAGTGTACATAAATCATGATTTTGATTCATGTATTTTTTACCTGATCTGCAACTTTCTAAGTAATAAACAAACAAGTTAATCATCATGTCGATTTTATGTTTGTTTAATTGTTCACTAAATGGAATGTTCTTTTCTGCTTCTTTAATAACCCAGATTTGATTTTCTACTAATCCTTTAAAACTTCCATTGTAGCTGTAATCACAATTGTCTTTACGAGTAATCGAATCTTCACGATAATTCCAATAATAACTAATGTCTTGTATGTATTTTATTTTTTCTGATTCGCTGCTATAAAGTTTGCATAAAGTATTAAATGCGCCATCTTCATTTGATCTACTGTTTATTGGAAACTTAATGTCATGATTAATCAAATAGTCTTTCTTATACAATTTACCAAACATCCAAGGATTTTCTTCTTGGTGAACTAGATAAGATACTTTTTGATCTTCTAAAAATCTGCTGAATACACAAACAATAGATGGATCAGATAGCATTTGATTTCTTAATGTTTTTAATGCAAATCTTCCAGAAAAAGTATCATCAGCGTCAATAAAAGTAATCAAAGGTTGTGTTGCTGCTTCTATTCCTGTTTGTCTACTATCACCAGGTCCACCATTTACTTCACGCTTTATTTCTTTAAGGTTGTAATAAGGAGAAAACATGTCAATGAACTTCTGATAGCCTTCTTCATCAGCATCATTAACTAAAATTACTTCAAAATCTTCAACTATTTCTTGTTCAGCAATAGAGCATAATGTACGAAGAATTGTATCTTGCGCTTTATAGCAAGGGATTATGATGGAAATTCCAGGAAGATTACTCATAAATTACTCCTTCAAGCTATACTATTAAGAACTAATTTTTTTACGATTATTTACCTTCTTCGAATTAATTCTTACAAGTTTTTTTCCATAAATAGCTTCTTCTTGTGCGTCTTTAGCTTTTTGAAACTGTTGATTAACAAACTTTTTACGCTTATACAATTCCCAAATAAGATACACAATAATAACACTCAATAATAAACTAAACATGACTTTCTCCTTCGTTAATAAATACTTTACGAATTTCTTCTAATCCATTTTTAGGTACGCTTATTTTATACCTTTCTTCAAATAATTTAGATTGAGTTGGCCAACATAAATCCCATACTCTCATTCTCATGCTCATTTTATCCTTATTTAATAAATCCTCTTTAGTCAAATTTTCAGTTTTTAGGATAACTTTAACTGCTTCATCTAAGTCATATACTTTCTTATACTCGTTATTATCATTCTTTTGAGCCGTGGTAAGTGTTTCTTCTTCCTGCTTAATCTCTTCTTGTTTTTCTTCTTTTGGTGATTCTGGAGTCAATTTTGATGCTCTTTCTTCAGCTTTATCTAAAGTAGTTTTGGTTAAATGTTCGATTAAGTGATTATAGATAGCCTCACTGATACAATCTTTAGTATGTTTATTGATAAGAAAGTCGCGATTAAAGCCTTGTTTACCCCCACGAACAATCTTTATTCTGTATAATTCTTCTTCTGGATCTTCAACTTTACTGATAGTCCATTTATCTGGAGCGCCTCTAGCTGATTTACTTTCAATAGAGTTAGCAGTAGTAAATTCAACCCCGTCTGCTTCATCTAGATGTACTATAATGTCAGGAGAGTCTTTAACATTGTAATGGAAGTTTATAAGTTTTTCTATACTAGTTCTTCCTGCTTTAACAGTTTTATAAATGTTATGCTTATTATCAACAAAACTAATTTGGGATAGTCTGCAGCCATTTTTACAATTATCTACGCGTGTAACTTTGAAGATACTACTGTCAAAATCTTCATTGTACTTTATCTTAGCCATTTTTTTTTTGTTTTTCCTAATAAAAGAGGGAACTAAGAAATACCCTAATAATGGCTAACGAGTATCTCTTAATTCCCAAACTGTTCTTATGATCTGTAGCCACTCAAATC